ATCGTCTCAACGTCGCGGAACGTGCCATCGGACACACCGGCCGATGACGTCTGGTAAGTCGTCACGAGGCGATCGATAGCGACGAGGCCGTCGCGCCGAACCTTCAACGCCGCGATGCCGTCGGCATAGAGTGCCTGCCGATCAACGATGTCCCACCACGTCGAGGAGTCGGAAGGCGGCAACACGCCGCCAAGCACGAGCGTTTGCAGCGGGCGCGACACCTCGGGCGCCGTCGACAGATGCGCGCTTGCCATTGCCGCCTCGGCCGCCGCGATCTCCCAAAGCGGAGTCGGCGCGACTTGGCTCCCGATGATGGTGACGTGCGGATCATTGCGGCCATTGCCGAACGTCACGAGGCCCGACAACGTGCCAAACTGCGCTGTGAAATAGTGGCCGTAAAGCTGCTGGATCGGAGACCAGCGGCCCGACGTGTCATTGAGGAAGTCGCGCACCGAGTTCAGCGACACCGTGTCGGAATAAGGCGCGCCGATGAAGTCATATTCCTGATCGCCGAGGTTAGCGAGCGGGCCGGCGAGATCGGGAACGCCGTTGCCGCCGGCGAGCGCGACGATCGCGGTATTGGTCGCAGTCAACGCGTTCGGCTCATCGGTCGCGATCGTCACGTCGAGGCCATTGCCGAGCGCGCCGACGTGGCGGGCCGTGATGTTGACCTTCGCGGCAGTGGTGACATCGACGGCCGCGGCAACCGGCAGATTCGCCGCGTTGATGGTCGCCGCGAGATTGGTCGCAACATTCGCGCCGGTGTCGGCGGCGTTGATCTGGAACGTGAAGCGGCGGCCCAAAACACGGATGATCCCGGCCCCGGTCACGCCGGGCGCGGTGATCGTCATCGAGCCGGCGGCGGCGGCGCCGGCCGGATCGGCGAGAGGCAATGCCCAAATCGGTTGAAACGGCGCGTTGATCCGCGCGGAGCGGAACATCGACGACAGCATCGAACCGACACCGAAAACCCGATCGGCCTCGTTCTGACTCTGGATCGGGCCGTAAACCACCCCGGCCGCCGCAGCGCCCGCCGCCGTCTTTTGGCCAACCAGCAACAGCCGAGCATTGCCATCGAACGGCGTGCCGCCGGAATTGATCTCGGCGTAAAAGAAGGGCACCAACAGGTTGCCCGGAATGTTGTTAAACAACACTGGCATTTAGACATGACTCCATGTTCGCCGCACGCGTGTGCGCCGGCGGTTTTCAGCGATAGCGATTGGGCTTGATCAGGCCGCCGGTTTCGGCGGCGACATGACATTGGTCGGCGGCACGGCGGCCGACTCCGTAATTGCAGCCGACGCGGTCGACGGCTGCGATGCCTCGACCACTTCCTTGTCGCGCAACCGGCGCAGCCAGTACGATGATCGAGGTTTCCACTCGCCATCCTTAGCGAGCGGGATCATCGACAAGGGATCACGCACATGGGCGAGCACTGTACCTTCGCCGGCAATCTCGATCATCGCCGGCTTGATGAACACGTTTGACATTTAGAAGGTCCCCTTAAGCTTGATGTCGGCAGACACTTCGGCCACAGGCGTGTCCGAGTCCGCTTTCGCAACGCGCATCGCCACGTCGTTGAGATCGACACGTGAAGGCATCACAGATGCCGACTGCGCGATATCGAGCGCGAGATCGGCGAGGTACGACGAGTTGCCGAGTTGCACGGCGATCGCCTTGAGCGCCGGCGGCAAACGATCGAGGTTTGCGCGCGCCGCATCGGGCACGCCCTCATAGCAAGCCTCTTTCATCCGCACCTTGGCGCGGATGGTGCGCTTGGCGAGCCTTGCACTTTCCTCGCCGGATCGGTGCGCTTTCGACTCCCAATCGTCGAAAGGCAACTTTGCCGCCTGACGGAACAGAGCGCCCGTCGGGCCGAAATTCAGGCAGAAGTGAATTTGATCCTCAAGCCGATCGAGCCGTGCCTCAAGCTTGGCGTCGGTGTCGGCAAAGTCGACGATCGGATCGCCGCCATCGACGGGAAACTTGGTGATCACGGAAATCTCAAAGACGAGATCAACCTCGCCTTTGTAGAACTGCGGACCGGCTTGCGCGATCTTGGTAAGGCGCGTGTCCTCGGTGAACACCGCAATGATCGGCCGCCGCTCGTCGTCTGCGACGTCATCGATCGGATCGATGCGAGAGTCGGACACATATTTGCCGGCATCAGTCGGCCACGGGCCATCCGCCGCCAGCAACGTCGACGGGCGCAACGCTTCAAGCGCGCAAAATCTCAGGAAGGCACGCGCGAGCATCGGCTTATGTCCCGTTCAATGTGATGCGGACAAATCCGGGTGTTGAGGGCAACACCTCGAAAATCTGAAACAGGGTTTGCGTTTCCTCACGCAACACCTGATCGCCCTTGCGCGGCCCGTACGGAAGGCGCGACAAATCGAGCGAGATGTAAGGCCGCGACGTGGAATGCCCGGCGCGCTCGGGCTGCACGCCGACTTGATGGAACGGCCCGGCACCGGCGCGCGACGCGTAGTCTCCGAAAGGACATTTCACGCCGGACTTGATGGGCCGATCGGGATCAACGATCGTCGGCGCGTTACGGTCGGCTTGATATTTCTGCGGTCGAAACGTGAATGGTTCGCCGGCGAGATTGTCATGCGTCACCGCCGCAGCGGCGAATGCACGCGCAAACGGTGACGCCATGACAGGACTCCTTTAACCGATCATCGGGCCCACGTTGACGGTGCCGGTTGTGTCGGCCGCCAGCGCCGGAGCCATTGCCACGCCGACGCGCGTGTTGTTGGTCGCGGTCTTGGTGAAGTTTTTGGCGGTGTTATCCCAATAGAGGGCGTCACCCTGCACCCAAGCGGCGCTGGCCGCCTTTGGCTGATCGGAAAACACGCCTTCGACCCGCAACACGACATCATCGCCGGCATTCGAGTCGGTGATGGCGATGCCGAAAATGTTGGTGCCGATCAGATAGGCGCCGCCGCTAACGGTGCCGCCGGCGGGCGAGGTAACGGTGAGGTTATCACCCTTTTGGACGAAATTTTTCATGTGCGCTTTTCTCGCATGAGGTTTCAAACGAAACGGCCGCCGCTCATGAAAGCGACGGCCGTCGATGGTTTCAACAGAGAGCCCCCGGCCTAGTTGCCGGGATTCTTGAACATGCCGCGCCAATCGATCGCCTTGGCGGCGAAGTCGAGGCGTCCCTTGATTTCGAGGCCATCGACATCGAACCCGAGGCGTTGCTCGGTGTAGAGCCCTTCCTCGCCTTCGAGGTAGGCATATTCGATGGTGTCGATCACGGCCGGATCGGCGAACAGGTACCAGGCATTGCCGGAGAGGCGCGCCTCGGTGATCTGCAACAGGCTACCCGCGAACGGGTTGACCTGTGAATTTTGCTGCGGATAGAGCGTGGTCGCGAGGAACTGCTGCGCCTCGGTTTCCTTGTCCGGCGACACGACGAGGAACGCCGGCGACAGATTCAGCGGCTCGGCGTCGGCGGCCTTGTTGGCGAGGCCCTTCTGTTTCCGCATCGCGGTGCGGCCCTCGTTGAGCGAGGCGATCGCGATCGCGGCGCCGGCGGCGGCGAGGTTTCCGTGAGTGGCGTGGAACATCGCCACGTTGTCGCCCATCGCCGCGTTTGCGAGGATGATCGCCCAAAACAGCGACGCCTCGGTTTCGGCCGCCGCACGGCCGAGCAACATCGGCAGACGATCGAACGCGCCGAGATCGTCGTTGATCAAGGCTTGCCGGGTCAACAGCACCTTGCGGCCGTAGGTAGCGAGAGCGAACTGCTCTTTGCTATCGGCGAGCGCGGCGTGCGTATACTCGCCGCCTTCCTTGATCGGCTTGAGATTCGGCAGATTCGACAACTGCACGATGGCGCGGGTTTTGAAATCGGGCGCGTTGTTCTGGCGCGCCAGACGCTTCCAGTGCTGCGGAGCGACCTCATAGGCCGAGCGCAGCCGCTTGGAAATCACATTGGCGAGGACCGCCGGGAAATCCGAAGTGGACATGCCGGCGCCCGAGCGCAAGCCGGTGTCGAGACCGAGCAAGCGCGAGGCCAATTCCATCTTGCCCATGCCGCGCAACTTGATGCCCTGCGACTGCTCGACGAACACGCGGCCCATTTCCATGAGCGA